ATCTTCTATTACTGTAAATAATACTACTACAACAGCAACCAGTGAAACTAAAGTGGCAGCAAAATCTGATACTGTTGATGATAGACCAATATATCTAAGAAAGAGTGTGGCTTAAATGGAAAGACCAGTCGGCATTATTAGAGAAGCTTCAGACGGTAACCAATATCAATGGTTAGGCGCCCAATGGGCAAAATATAACACCAAGACACAAAAAGCTTCACTGGTAGCAAGTAAAGATATTGCTAAAGAATTGAACGATATGGACAAACAAAAACCTGTTGTTCCTACACAAGAAGCAGCCAATGATCCTAAAATATCTGAAGAAACAGTAGAAACTGTTCAAAAATTAAAGAGAAACTTTAGTGATAAGAACATGGCCAGAATGGCTACTAAAGAGATGAAACAGACACCCGAAATCGTTAAAAAGATTATGGGTGATGAATACAAAGATCCAATGGCCAAAGAGGTTAAAGGCAAAGCCACAAAAATTGATAAGTTATCAACTGATGATGCCGTATTGGATATTCTCAGCAAAATATTGAAACATATGCAAAAAGTATATGATGAAGATAAATTGAGAAAAGAAGAAGATGCCAACTTTGCTGAAGGTAATGCTGATAAGAAAGCCAGAAAAGATGCTGAGATGTTGAAGGCATTAGAGGCACAAAAAGGTGCCAAAGGTAACCAAGACGATAAGTCTGCTGAAAAATTAGAAAAAGAAACAGATAAAGGACCATTCACAATCATTGAAGAAATTCTAAATGCTTTTGGTGGTGCCAAAAAGGCAATTAGTTTGTTGACAAATATCGGTAAATTCTTCTTAACAAATCCTATTGGTTTAGGACTAATTGCTGGCGGTTCTTTGTTGGCATTATTGGCTACAGATAAACATGCTGATGAAACATCTAAGGGTATTGTTAATGCAGGTTCTGCTGACGGTGGCACTGCTGAATCTATTATTGCAACAGCAGAACAAACCACAGCCATTGAGCGTAAAAAACAAAATATATTGGCAGATAGACCTTCTGATAAGAAGTCTATGTTATTTTGGAAAGACGGAGATTTACAAACTGCTTATTTAAAAGAAATTGGATGGGACGATAAGACAGGCACCACCAAAGTTGAGAGAGATGGTGGTATGATAGGCATTGACGATTCAGGCAAACCTATTATGAAAGTTAAAGGTGTTTCTGCTGAAGAGGCCGCCAAATCTCGTTCCGATTTTGCTAAGAAAGACCCAAGGTTGATTGGAGGTGGCGGTGGTGATTCATCTTCTACACCCTCAACACCATCAGCAACACCAGTATCAGGTTCTTCCGGTGCACCTGGAGAATCTGGCGCTGCGGGTTTAAGTTCTTCTGGTTCAAATGGATCTGCTGGTGCTTCAGGTTTAGGTTCTCCAGGTTCATCCGGTTCAAATGGAGCTGCCGGTGCTTCAGGTGCAAACGGTGCTTCTGCTACGCCAGCGGCAATGCCAAGTGCAACACCTTCAGCATCACAAACATCTAGTCCTGCAGCCGTACCTGCACCTGTTGATAATATAGGACAAAAATTAAATGAAGCAACAGGTAGTAATTTAGATATGAAGTTATTAGAAAGTACGGCAGCTGCTGTTAGTTCTACCGTGAATAATTCTGTAAGTAAGGTTGCGAATAAACAATCGTCAGGCAAATCTCCAATGCCTGCTGTTAGAAATCAAGAAGAAACATTCCAACGAATGATTTTCCACAATACACGAGTTGTATAATAAAAAACCCCGCACTAGGCGGGGTGTAAAGTTCAAAACATCATAACAAATTCAGGAGATTTATTCCTCTGCTAACTTAGCAAAGTAGGCTAAATCGTCATCATCTTCAGAAATCAATTCTTCATCAACAACTTTCTTAGGTTGTGCCTTAGCTTGTTCAACTGTTGTTTTGGCAACAGGTGCTTCACCAAGTACTTTATCTAAGCGTGCTTTCAAATCATCATAAGACTTAAACTCTTTAGGGTCTAACAAAGGTTTAAGTGGGTGTTCAGACTTCCAAATCTTTTCCAATTCAGTATCATCATCAAGCAATGGTGCTGGTGATGCAAATTCTGAACTGTCATAGTTTTGATAGCCAGCAACTTTACGAATACGAAGCTTGAAGTCTGCACCTTTCCACAAATCAAATGGATTGATTGGTGTTTCATCCTCAAATGCGGGGTTCATTGCTTCGGTAATCTTATCAAAGATTTTCTTACCAAACTTGAACAGAAAGACTTTGCCTTCATTCTCTGGATGTTTAGGGTCAGATACAATATACACATTGGCTGTGTAACTTAGTTTACGTTTCTGAGAACGAGCCACATTCTTATTGGCTTCGATGCCTGTGGTCCACAATTTGTTGTTGTGTTCACAAACAGGACATTGTTGATTATTGGTTGTTAAACAATTATCAATTAGCCAACCACCAGGTCCCTGAAATCCATGAGAGAACACTTTAACCCATGGCAATCCATCTTCACCATCAGCAGGAGATGCTGGGAGAAAACGAATCACAGCAGAGCCGTTGCCGACTTTATCTACTTCTGGTTTCCAGTAATTTTCTTTGTTGTTGGAGGCCTCTGGTGAAGCGTTGAGTGCTTCGATGGCTTTAGTGAGTTTGGTCAGATTGCCTGAGCCAGTTTTCAATTTGGAGAAATCCATAATGTTACCTTTCTAGTATAACGGAGTATGTTGATGTATAAAACGGAGTATGCACTTTATTCATAATGAGAACGTAGTATAACATAAAATTTCTTCTATGTCAATATATTTAGGCGGCAATTATTAAAATGCCATCTTCCCATAATATTTTTTCCACCTTCTTTATTACAATGTGGACAAGAAATTTTATCTTTGGTTTTACCATATAGATGATTCTTTTGTCCTCTTAAACCGAACATAGGATTTTTACTTCCTATGTTAGCTTTACGAATTTCTTCTTTAGCTTCATCCGTATGGTTTAATCCTTTAAAAGCTGAACGGCTGTTAGCTTCATATTTGATTGGTTCAAAATTCGTGGGGATATATGTTACATCAAATAATTCACATAGTTTTTGGTGAACTTCATCTGTGATAGATATATAATACATGCTGACATTCCTTTACAATGTTAGAGTAGGTGCAGACGGCAATCTGGTGACCTACACCTATTTATACATTATACCGGCAATTTTGAAGTTTTCTTTAAGAGGTTAACGCTCTCAGCTTCTTCACGAATCTTAGCCTTTAGAACCGAGGTTAATAGAGTTGAGGCGACCTCTATCTCCATACCAGTGTTCTCACAATGATACAGGATTGAGTCCATGTAATTAAGGTTCATCTCATAAGAGACATTCTCAATCAATAGACTGAACTCGTTTATTTCGGTTTTAGTAGGCATCGTATTCATTCATGTAGTATAATATAAAAGTTATCAAAAGTCAAGTCAATTTTTGGTATAAAATATATGATTACCAATCTGTGTTACTTTCCTCATGTGCCAATCTGGTGAAACCGAGGTGGCATGGAAGTACATGGCTTTAGTCTTAGCTAAGAGCTCATGTATATTAGTTTGAGTCATTGATTTCTTGGCAACCATCAATGATTCTTCCCACACATATGGATTCAATTGGCCTGTTGGATGTTCTCCAACCCATGAGAATTGATATGTGTTATTCACTTTTTGGTATACGACCTCACATACAGTACGTGGAAACAAATGAGAGTTAACTCTGTTGTTGACTACCTGTGCTACGGCTAGTTTACCTTCATAGGGTTCTTTGCCAGCTTCATAATAAATGTTTTTGGCCATGCACAATAATTGTTTATTGAATTCTTGACCTATTTCGTAGATTGGATTATTAGTTAGTGGATTTGCCAGTAAAGGCAGAAAACTTAATATTAAAGATAATATAAGTGTTCTTACTAATAGGAACTTCATCAGTTCTCCTATGTTGTTGAACAAGAGATAGGTTTTTGTGGAAAACCTATCAGAAACCTACACTATCAGAATGAGTGTGTATAATTCAAATAGTAACTGTGGCTATTTGAGTCACCAACTTGGCGGTCAAAACGTGCGCCAATGGTATCTTTCTTTGTGACAGCATAAGATACGCCATATCTTGTTGTGCGTGTAGCATCAAGATTTGATTCTTGGAAAGCATCACGGAAACGATATGCAACTTTAGCAGTTACAGGTCCAATTGCATATGAAACACCAGGTTCAACACTGTAATATCCAAAGTGAGTAGTATTGTTATACTTATCACCAACACTTAAACGAGTGTAAAAACCAATTGGTCCAAAAACTGGAAAAGAACCAGTTGTTCCAATTTCATCACGAGTAACTAAAGCATGTGTACCTGCTGTTACACTTTGTGTAGCACTTACATCAACACTAAAGTTTTTGTTTAGTGATTCTTTAACTTCAAGTTTGGTTTGTGTTTGATTAGCGGCACCTTTATCACCAATTTGGTTTTGGGCTTCAATAGTAACTGAAGCAGCAAAAGCTGTTCCTGTCAATGCGATTAAACTTGCAATTAAGATTTTCTTCATTTATTTTCCTTTTTGAAATGAAATTTAAGCAGCGATAAAATCGATACCGGATGCTGCAAGAACACCAGTAGTTGCTGGCGCTACTCCAACTAAACCAATAGTTTGTTGGAAAGTAGTTAGGTGAGAAGCCAATGTTAACAATGCTGCTTCAGTTGTTTGACCTGTTGCCAATTGTGTAATATATGGAACCGCTTGTGCAGTTGTTGGTGCAACACCAACTACATTTGTATACACTTGATTCACAAAACTTGTATAATCTGTTCCACCTGCAGCCGTAGCAAACACGGTTGAATTCAAAATTGTTTGTGCAATTTGAGTGCTTGTGACACCAGAGTCTTCTAGTTTGATACCAAGGCCTTCGTATGTAGTATTAACTGTACCACCCAAAGAGGCTTTCAACAAAGCATATACATCACCAGCATGACCAGTAATATCAAATGCAGTTGACTTATCTGTATATGTAACACGATTAACACCTTCTAATTTGAAAGAAACTGTTGTATCCAATACAGATGTTACAATCAAGTTATTGTTTGTTGTATCATTCACTACGGTAAAATTAGAACTCTTATCTGTGAATGTATAAGCAGTTGAACCTGTCACATCAATGATAGTATAAATTGTTCCGTTACCAATTTGGCCAACACCAACAGCACCAAATGTTGCAATATGTCCACCTGTTGTTACAGAACCTACTGTAAGAATATCAAAGTTAGATGCACCGCCACCTAAAGAAGCACCAGCGATTGTAACTGTATCACCAACAGCATAACCACTACCCAAATGTGCAGGATCGATTACGGTTGTATAAACACCATTTGTCTTTGTTACATTAAAGAGTGCTCCTGTACCAGAACCACCTGTAGCACCAGTTACACCAGTGTATGTTGTATTAATTGGCACTTGACCAATCGTTACTGTCGTTGTCATTAAAACTCCTTGTTATTAAAATAGTGATGGGTATTCTGTTACGAGGAACCCATCGAACCCTAGTCAGCGTTTAGGCTGCCAATGCGAACTTTTCATCGTTTGCGTTTACTTTGATTTACTTTTTACAACTATCTGTGTTGAGTTGTCCATGCCTCTACTTGTTACCCTGTCGAAACTATGCAGCCCCATCAGAAGTGTCCTGCTGTTCACAGGTCAGGAATTCCAATCCTCAGAGTCTTGTTAAACCCTTACATATTACCTTAAACAACACTTCTGGTGGAGCTGGGGGGATTTGCACCCCCGTCCAGAATACTTTTTGATTTACTTCATACAACCATACTTCATATTTATTTACTCAATTCGCAAAAACATTTGGTGAGCCACTAATGTTAGTCATACCTTGTGCATCAGTATCACCAACTCTAACCATTGCTGCGCCATTAACAAAAACATTTGGTGATCCAGTAATATTGGTCATACCTTTTGTGTCAATATCACCAACTCTAACAGAACCAGATCCATTGATGAATACATCACCGGAACCTGTAATGTTCACTCGACCTTTAGTATCAATAGTACCAACTGTAACAGAAGATGCCATTATGAAGTTAAATTACTTGTATAAGATTCACTAATATTTTTTGTGGAAACTTTAGTGATCCTTGGTACGGCTCCAACTTCATTACTAACAGAAATTACTTCCATTGTAGAACCACCTCCAGACCATTCATCAGGACTTCTATGATGAATACCATCACCAGATGCTAAAGTAGCTATCGTTTGAGTATCGGCATGTATATTCGATAGAGTGTTCGAAATGGTTGTTAATGTTCCAGAAATGGTTGTTAATGTTCCAGAAATATCTGTTAAAGTATTGGCAGTTAGTTGGTCAGTTGCAAGAATTGATTTGAGTGTTGAAACAACATTCGCCATATAACCGGTATAATCGACAGCAATAGATACTGCTACATTAGCACCCGCACTTTGAGTAATGTCCTCAAATATCGTAACTGAACCAACTGTTTGTGTTGTTATTGCCATTTTATTTTTCTAAATTGAATTTCAATCATCTAACAGATTCTGTGTGCTTATGCTTTACAGATTTCTTTAGAATTTTAAACCATAACTTTTTCACCTTGTCGAGTCTGTGTTCAAACTCAGCACGGTTTAATTTCATTATTAGTTTTTTGACCTTCATTATAGTCTGCCTTTTTTAGTTTGTCAACCAATATTTAGTCATCGGAAGCATTTGCACCACATTTGGCACGTTTGGCAGCAGTCAACTTACCAAAATCCACAGGCCATTCTTGACCAGGTTGTAGTTCCTTGGCGTTGGCTGGGAATCCGTATGTGACACCTGCATCTTGTTGAATCTGTGCAACGGTCTTACGAAATTTGGTTAGGTCATTACCAAGGTTAGGATAAGGTGCTACGTGAGGAAATTCCCAACCAGCAACTTGGCCTGTTACATCATTGATAACAATCTTATAGAAAGCATGTGGTACTACAACACCTTTACCAATTGTCTTATCACCTTGTGCATAGATGCCACCAACATAAACTGTATAAGGTTGGTTCAATTGTACAGCCCAACCACGTACAGATGTTTCTAACAGTTTCCAAATGCCACGATTCAATGAACCTGCTTGTGGGCTCATGTTGTCCATCAAGAATGATTCGTACTCAACTTGTGGATCCCATGATAAGTCACCATCAGGTGCCATGTGGCCTTTGTCGTAACCAGTGCCAACATAGTCTGTTGGTGCGGCACCGTTAGGAATAAATTGGTCAGCAGCAAATGCATTAGTACGAGCAACACAACCTAATGCATTTTGTGGCAATAGTTCATATGTTACATACTTTGGCAATTTGGCGGCTGCATCATAACCAACAAAATAGGCTTGATGACAAACTGCTGTTACGCCAGCTGTTTGTGGAAAACCAAATGGTGCATGTACAGCACATGTTTTTGGATCTTGTGGTTGACGTTGTGTCCATGCAAATGAAGATACTGTAAACAGCATCAAAAATAATACAAATAACTTTTTCATTCTTGTTCCTTATAAAATTGAATCGCTTTAACTAGACCTTCGATATGATCTTCGGTCTTCTCTTTAAATATTATCGGTTGTTCATTGTCAACAGCCATGATAATAGTGAGATTATTTATGGCGTAGCCTGTTAGTTCTTCTACCATTAAGGCATAAGCACAGGTCTGCCAGAAATAATCCTGAATACTCTCTTTTGTTTTGATTCTCTTAGATGTCTTAAAATCAATAACAGAGAGTTCACCTTCATACTCAGCAATACAGTCAACACGACCAGCAAGGCCGAGTTGATTAGACCATAGTGCTTGCTCTTGATACCAGATGTTATCAATTTTATCCAAATACGGAATCAAATCGTTGAACATCTCTCTGGCATCAGGCATGATATCACCAAGTTTTTCATTGTTGAGATACCGTTCACATAGAGTATGTACATTGGTGCCACGACCGGAAGCTTTGCGTGATATAGCATTGGCTGTTTCTTCACCAACACGCTTACGCCATGCCATGATTTCTTGTTTCTTTAAGGCACCAAGAACCGTTGTAACAGAAGGCAGTCTATTACCTTCAGGTGTTACATAATATCGTTTACCATCTTCAAAGGTTTTAGATTCTAAGTCAGGTAATTTTACAGGAGGACAATAATTAAACATCAGTTGCGTTGATGATGGCTGTAGATGTTTCTTTGTCAAAGCTGATGAAGCCTTCACAAGTAATATTCCAGTCATCAGCACCTAATCCATTTCCAGTTGTTTCAGAATAAGATGGTGATACATTAATCTTGAAATTTTTAACAAGATATTCTTTGCTACCATTTTCAAAGACACGCCAAACGTGATCCATAGAACCACGGTTTGGTTGACCTCTACTCTTATTAAATCTAATGTGATACTTATTCATCAGATAATCTCAGCTGTTGATTGTGTTTGTGTGTTAGCATCAGGCATTGGAGGTGTTGGAATCCAACGTGAACCTAAGTTGAAGTGAATGAACTTCAAAGGTTTATCATTACCATGTCTTGTGAAACCATGTGGCACCCAAG